GGCCCAGTTCGAGCAGGAGTTGGCTCTCACCGACACTGGCACCGTGTAGCCAGACGAGCGTGCCGCCCGGCATGCGGCGGGGCATGTTGCGCGCGAGCCGCTCATTGATGCGGCCATAGTCTTCCTTGCCGGCGCGGGCACGACGTTTCATTAAGCCGCCCAGAAAAGGCGAGGCGGCCTGCGTCAGGGTCCGGTAAAGATGGATCGCGGCTGTCATGTCTTGTCTGAATCCGATTGCGTCTCAGCAGGATAGCCCGCCAGCATGTCGGCTCTCCGGGTCGCCTCATCAAGCCGTTTCTGCAATTCGGCCTGAATCTGCTGAGGATCGCTGTCGCGTGATACGAGGATTGGTTCGCCATATACAATGGCACCTCGTGCGAACGGATAGGGAATAATCAGGCGGTCCCAGGTCGACAGGCGCGAGGCCGGTTTTACCGAGAGCGCGTAGGGCAGTATTGGCACGCCCGCGCGCTGGGCAATCATGACCGCACCGGGGCTGACGATTTCCGCCGGACCGCGGGGGCCATCGGGCGTGATACAGACCACAGTACCCGATTTGAGCAAACGGACTGCTTCGGCAATCGCGCGGATGCCACCCTTGTCCTTCTTTGCCTTTTTCTTGTTCCCGGCTGAGCCCCGAATGGGGTGAAGCCCAAGATGGGCGATCGCGCGGGTGACGGCCTCCCCATCGGGGGACAATGAAACCAACATCGCGCCGTTCTGTATCTGTCCGGGCCAATGCTTCATGTTGCGGATCCAGCCACTGGGCAGGAGGAGGATACGAGAATGCCAGCCCGTAAGGACGACGCCGTTATAGTTGGTCCACAAGCTGCGCGCTGACTCTTCCCCTTCGACCTTCCACCGGACGGAACGCGCAATGAGGGACATCCAGCCCCAAATCAGAACGCCGAGTATGGAGGTCATAACCTTGGATCGGAACAGGGATTTCATCGCACCGCCTTATACTGCGCTTCGGCGCGCTCACCATGAATTAGATGCGCGGGATAAGTGAATGACAGGTTGAAGCAGGGCGCAACGGGGCGAATGGTGGGCGATAGTGGGTTCGAACCACTGACCCCTGCCGTGTGAAGACAGCGCCCTGACGCTTCATGACTTGTCATCCATTGTTTTTCCAGCCTCTTTCGCGTCATTATTGCCCGGCGTTCCGCTTTCGTTGTCAGTCAGGTGCGCATAATGCGCGTCCTTCTCCAGCAATTCACGTGCACGATTGGTTAACCTAATGCCCCAGAAGGGGGAGTTTCCGCGAGATCCATCTGTCCACTGGCCCAGCTCAACCAAGCCATCCGCCTGACAATCCGCCCAGCTAGACGCATCGGTGGGGATCGGCTTATCAAACGGCCAGTCTTGTCTCGGGTCTTCAAGATAGTCTACTGGAACCCAATAACGCCAGCTCACCTCTTGATCTGAGAGGGGCTGAGTAGACACGAGCAGGAAATCCTTCCCCGGTTTTGCCCCTCGCCTTTGAAGAAAGCGCAAGTTGTAGAATGTCCTGACTTCGGCCTCCGTTTTCATCCCACAATCCTCCTTGTCACATTCCGGGAATAATCCTCTGAGAACCGCGCATAGTGGCGTTTCACAGTCTCAACATTGTCATCCAGCAGGTAGGCCGCTTCTGCGAACGTGCCCCCATTGCTGACCAGCCACGAAGCAGCCGTCCGGCGCATATCGTGAACGGTGACGTCTTCAATGCCTGATATGCGCTTGGCCCTGTTGAAGGCAGTCTTCACGGCTTTGACCTGTTTGCCCTTCCAGTGGACCACATAGGGGCCTTCAGCGAGCAGTGCGGCCTTGCCTAGCTGGATAGCCAGCGGCGCATTGCAGGCCACCCACGGCGTGCGGGACTTGGTGCTTTCGGTCTGGGGGAACCAGATGCCAGCGCGGTCCCAGTCAATATCGTCCCAAGTGAGCTCCAGGATTGCGGCTTTGCGCTGTGCGGTGAACACGGCAATGGCCAGAAACGTTTGCAGGTGCGGGGAGGATGCATCCCACAGGCGGGTGAACTCTTCCCATGTCAGGAACCGGTCACGGGCCTTGGCGGGCTTTGGCGCTTCGATATAGGGCAGCCGGTCAATCCAGCGCATCTTGAAGGACCAGTGCAGCGCTGAGCGTAGCGCGCGACATTCGGCATTGATTGTACTGTTGGAGACGCCAGCGGCGCGGCGGGCAGTGTGGTACATGCGCACTTGCGGGCGGGTCAGGTCGTCAGGCTCATATGCGCCAAGGATTTCCTTTATGGGCTTGAGCCGATAGAATACGGTGGACGGGTCGCGGATGCCGTCTTCGGTGCGGTCCTTCAGGTAGGCATCACAGATCTCGGACACGAGCGCCCCCGGTTCCGGCATTTCCATCTCGGTGATGAAGCGGGCTTTCCACTGTTCGGCTAGCCTCTGGCTTTCTTCACCGGTAGAGCGGCGATGACTGCGGCCATTCTCGGACCACGTGACGAACCAGACGCGGCTTCGTTTTCCATTGATGATGGGTCGTTTGAGATGGTACTTTCGCATTCGATATAGTCCTCCAGCCACTCCATCTTGAACCGCAATAGTTTACCAAGTTTAGCGCATTTCAGCTTACCCTCATCCACGCGCCGACGCACTGTGGAATCAGAACAGCCCAGATAGTCGGCTGCCTGCTGAACCGTCAGAAGGGGTTGCGGCCTGCTCACTTCCCGTCCTCCGAAATCCTGAAGCATAGAGAATGCAACTCGGTGAGAAGATCTAGCGCGGGTAAACCCTTCTCATACGCTTGTCTGCGTGCCCGGAAGAACTCCGCCTCGTTCATGTGCGATAGGTCTGGGTTTCTTGCCAGCCATGTAGCCTGCCACGCGCTGAGGGCTTCAGCGATCAAGGCAAGCTGATCCGCAGTAATGGTTGTCTGCCTGCTCACTTCCCGTCCTCCAGGGCGCGGAGAAGGGCGATCACAACGTACTTCGGCATCGTTCGGTAATCTTCGTCACCGCTGGCGATCCATAGGTCTACGCCCTTATCGAGCACTTCGATAAACTGTTCTCGGGTTTCCGTCTTTTGCTCACACAGAGCTATGGATGCGTCTAGGGATGTGGTATATTTGGGGAAGTTTACGGGCTTGCGGCCATGAATGTCATCGCCGGAAACAATCATTTCCTCTCCATCTCGCGCGACGTACCACTCCATATTTCCTGTTTCGTCTAGTGCTAAATGAATCTCGGCATCCAACTCCCTTGAACCGCCCTCTTTCTCTAAACGCGCAATAAGATCAGCTTTGGTCATGGCTTTGGTCCTTTAGGGCGTCACGGGCGAAATCTCCGACAACCTGCGCAGCAAGAATTTGTCTGCACTGTTCATCTGTGATTTCTGTCAATTTGAAATCATTGAGGGAGCAACCTTCACGCGGGATGCGCTGCCATAGGTATTCTTGGGACGGTATTGATGCAGCCCTATGGATAGTCATGACGCCAAATGTGGCGGCGTAATCGTCGCCGTAGTCCCACCGTTGTTCTGCAATTTCCTCCGGGCTCGACCAAGCCTCCTCGGGGGCGGCTTCATCCCAGAACATGTCCGGCTTGCAGCGAGTGCTCAGCTCGGCATTTTCAAGCCGCAGCCTCTCATTCTCTTCCTGTAGGGCGGCTGCATCCCGCGTATCAGGTTCCGCCCCTTCCTCCGCCACAACACTCGCAATCTCTTCCAGCCCGACTCTCCATTGAGCCGGGTCTTTCATTCCGAGGCCGTGGTACTTGATGGTGAGACGGCGGACGGACTGGAGGTCTGCCTGTAGGGTGCGGATGATGGCGATCAGATATGGAATGTCATCGACACTTTTAACTAACGCGCGTATCAGCTCCTCCCTTTCGGGAGGCTCCCACTCATCGGTAGCCATAACCTTGATGACGAGACTAACGCGCCGCGCCTCGATCTCCTCCACTTTCACTTCATCAGTCATTGGTCTGGTCCTTTGTTGGGGGCTCCGGACTGCATGTCCCGCCAATACTTTAGGCGGTCACGCGCCGCTGCTATCAGCATGCGATCTTCCGGCTCCAAGTCTTGCAATGGGAATGCCTCGGATTCCACGACATAATCGAAGTTGGCGGAGAGAATGCCGCCAATGAAAAGCAGGTCGATAAGAAGGCGGTTATGGTCTTTTAGCGGATCGTCCGTCTGTTCGTTTCTTGTCTCGGGTTTCATCCCACTTCATCCTTCTGCTTAAGGTCTATGCCGCCCAGAGCGTGTATGTCGGCTAGGCGTTCGTTGACGATGGCCAGGAACTCTGTGAATCGCTCCTCTGCTTCCTTGATTTCGTCGGCCTTGCGTTCGATGCGTTCGACCTTGGTTTGCAGGTGCGGATCGAAGCGCCCGTCATAGCTCATCCAGTCATTGTACTCCCGGCCCGTGCAGGCCATTTGCCAGATGCATTGCCAGCGATAATCTTCGTTGAGCGGTGCGCCCAAAAGGCTTTCAAGATGGGTCTTCGGCGTGGGGCATTTGATTTCCAGAAGCCCGTCCTTGCCCACCAGCCGGTCAGGTGATGCGCCGGCCCATTCGATTGTCGGGTGACGCACAAACGGGGATTGCTCCAGCGTTGCGCCGGTCATCATCTGATAGGCCAGCGCGGCCTCTGCCTCTGTGTCGATCCCGTGCTGCATGGCGGGGCTGGTGTAGTGGTCAGCCGCCTGATTGGTCAGCCGCTCCTGCACGAGTTCGTACACGTAATCATGATACGCTTTCAGGGGCTTGCCGTCACGCACTGAGCGTCGAATGATCGTGCCTGCACGGGACGCCGTGGCGTGTCCGATGCGCGCCTGAATCCAGGTGGCGGTGCCTTGCGGATTATCCTGCATTGGATTGCTCCGCTTTCTGCTTGATCCAGTGCGCCAGCTGGCGCTCGATCAGGTCAAAGCTCTCGAAGGGAAGGCTGGCCAATTCGGTCGCCTGAAAGCCCTTCTTGCCAGCCCATGCGAGCAACACACTTTCCTCGGTGCCCAGCTCTTTCAGGAGCGAATTGATACGGGTGACCTGCTGCTCCGTCAGGACAGATCCAGACAGCTCCTTGATGCCATCCCGATCTTCCCCGCCCAGCTGAATGCCGAGCACGTTGCAGAGCGTGTAGCGCTTGCCGTACGAGACGGTGACGCCATGCTGTTGCAGGATGTTCGTGCCCCGTGCATCGGTCATGACCGGAAGCGGGAGCGTGTCGCGTTCTGAATGCCCCTCACGGTGCGTGCAGATGCAGGTGACGTGGATGTTTCCGTCGATGGTCTCGGTTGTCCAGCGGACTGAGAAACCATACTCTGAAAGCAAGGGACGCACGGCTGCCTGAATGTCTTCAAGCTTGGCGTAGCTGGATTTTAGGTGCAGGTTCTGGCCCGTCTTCTCAACGGCTGGCAGCTTGGGCTGCATCGCAGCCATTGCCCGCGAATAGTCCTGCTCTGCCTTGTAGCGGTCGCTGTCGCGTTCCATTGCGATGATCTTCTCAAGGCGGTTCACGTCGATGGTCGGATCAAGCGCAACACGCTGGGCGAAGGTCAGCCCTTCCATGTCGTATTGAACAGCGGGCGCTTTGCCCTCTTCCTGCTCGACAATATCGTATTGGGTATCAGCCATTGTTCATTCCTTTCTCGTGAAACGCGTCGCACTTTGCGTGGTCATGCTCCGAAATAAGCAGGGTGACTCCGTGCTTGTCCTTGCAGTGCCATTTCCGGCCCAGCGGTGTGTTGAACGGGGCTCTGCAGATCGGACATGCCAGGGGATGCTTGCTTGTGGGTGTGAGGTTGGCGGGGGTCATTGCGGGCTCCCTTCGTCTTTCCAGTGTGGACAAATGTAGATGTCAGGAGTTATCCTCATCTGGCCTTCATTTCCGGGAGGCGTGCAGTATCCAAACTGTGATGCCTCGAACTCTGGATGAAACCAGACGTCCATAAATGACTCGCCGCGATGGAAGCAGTTTGCGCAGGATGGCTTGTCTTCGGCCATCAGCCTTCTCCTTTCAGGGTAGCGAGGGCGGCGCGGGCTCGGCGCAGGTGTCCCACGTTGAATGCGCGTTTGATTGTGGTCGGAGCGCCTACGTGGTAGACTGTGACGTTAACCGGAGTTCCGTTTGTCCAGTTCAGAAGCTCATCATTGAGGGCCGCAAACGGCTCCAGCGCCTCCACAGCATCCAGTAGGGCGGGGAGGGCGTTGATGGCCTCGACTATCAGGGCGGCGTTGACTTCACCATTTGGCTGGCCATCAAAACCCGCCCACGCAACAATCTCGTTGCCGGTCTTGTCCATGATGGCTTCTGCTTTGCCAGCTCGGGTGAAGTGGTGCTTACGCTGGTAGTAATTGCTAAACGTCTCCCAGGGCCCCTCAGTCGCCTTTGCTCGAAACTCTCTCAGTCTCTCAACTGTATCTGTGTTAGTCATTGGTCTTTTCCTTCAATCCGTGTAGGCGACGTATTCAAACTTGCCGTTTCCGAAACTTTCAAACCGCCCCCCAAATGTGCCACGCACGCGAGACTCCACTTCGTTTCTGGTGGTTCCCTCTGGATAGACGCCCTTCTTCAGCATGGACGAACCGCTATGCGGGAAAGACCGGAAACTGATCTTTGTGGGGTCCAGCGGTGTCGGCTTGTACAGCCTTTCAGCGAGGCCCGGCGCAAGAACGCGTTCCTTTGGCCAGTCGTCTTCGGACGCCTCCCACCCGCACTCTGGGCAGTATTCGCGGGGGGCGGCGCACGCGCCGCAGGGCGGGTTTATGTGGCAAGAGCAATTCTCCACAGGACTGACTTCGATGATGCCTTTGCAGCGTTTGCGGCCGCACGCTTCACCCTCAGTCCAGCCTAGCATCCCTCCGTCGATGTGCCCGCTCATGCCGCTTTCCTCTCGATCTCAATTGCGGCCCACTCACATTGGCGGGCGGTGTCGTAACGATTGAACCGCTTGCTTGCGATTGCTCTGGCCTGCACCCAATGGTCATGGATGACGGCTCTCAGGTTCGGGCCTGCTTCCCAGTAGATCCGTTCGATCTCCTGATAGTCAGCCAGCTCTGCGAAGTGGGCTTGCTTCACATCAGCCAGGCGCTCGGCTGCGAAGGCTCCCTCTATGGCGCGTGACTGGATTTTGCAGCGCATCGGGTGGCGGGATATGTGGTGGGAGAGGTTCATGATTGGGACTCCATGACGTACTTTTTCGCTTCGTCCTTGGACATTTTCTCGCCAGTCCAGTCGTTCCAAATCTCCTCGCAATTAACGGCGTCGATTAGGTCGCACACGGCTTGCTTGTGGGCGGGCGTCATATCTTGAGCCGCCGCGCTCATCGACCAACTGAGGCCGCGCGTATCGACGTCCTTGGCGACCTTCTGCGCCTCGTCGCTGACGAATCTCCACGCCTTCAGTGTCCCCCACTTCAGCGTCAATGTGTCTTGCTTGTCTTCGGTCATGCCGCTTCCCCTTTCCGATAGTGTTGGTCGTGGTATGCTTCTGTCAGGATCATGATCTCCCGCACCTTCATTGCGTCGTCTGTGAGCAAGTCGGTTTGGTCGGGAAGGATCGCGCCAAGGTCTTCGCCCAGCATGACCTGAAGGTTCGGGTAAAGCAGATGCAGGACCCCGCGCTTCGAGTAAGTCCTGAACAGCCCATCAAGGACCATCCGAAGCTCCCCGTCTGCAATCTCATTGAACCGCTCTTGCTGGCTCATCTCTTTGCGATGGTGGCTCTGTCTTTGGTCGTAAGCTGAGGTGAGCATTAGGCTGCCTCCGACTTCTTGGCGCGAGCGGAAAAGCGCGGGGAGAAAAAGTTCTCCAGCTTTCCAGTGTTGCGGTTCAGGTGGTTCTGGATGCCCGCGATGTCGTGTGCGAAATTGAAATCATCGGCCGCAAGCAGGCGAGCGAAGTCCATTGGGTTTCCGTTGGCGTGTGTCGCGCACAAACCCATGTGCAGGCTCATGCGATCAACAAAGATGAGCCGCGCAGGGCAGCGATCCAAGATTTGCACGATCAGGTCAGACTCGTACGGGCTGATGTCAAATGAGATGTGGTTTGCCATTGGTGTCGTCCTCTTGTTCGATAAGTGGGGGAGGGGGGGCTCAGGAGCCCTCCGCTTCGAGGCGGTCAGCCAGATTGAGCATGTCACGCTTGAAGGCGGCGGGGTTGGCGCCGTACGGAGTCATCGTGACGAGGACGTTTTTGGGCACCTGGCCAAATCCGGCGTCGTCCCAAAACTCACGCTCGTTACCGGAAAATATATCCCCGTCTAGGCTGTACCCCCCCCAGGACATGCTAATGAAGGACAGGCACTCAAAGAGTGCTTCCCATTTGGGGCCGAAGTCGTCCCAGCGTTTTCCGCCAAGTTGGCGAACGACAGCGCCTGCTGTGCAGGTTGCGCAATCGAACCAGTCGTATTCAATTCCGGCCCGCTCCTGCGCCTCAACATCAGCCACCGCCATGCGGATAGCTTCGCTCATGCGGGCTGGGGGATTGTCCTTGTCATAGACCTTGGCAGGCTCTGTGCGGAAATAGTCGGTGCTGTCGAATGGCATTGGTGTCGTCCTCTTGTTCGATAAGGACAGTCATACGCCCCGTATGATGAAAGGTCAATACGCTGCGTATTATTTTTTCTGGTAGAAACCCCTTACCCGAAAAAGGAGAATGATATGCGGGCTTTATTATGCGGGCTGGGATTCGCCGTCATGGCGGGAACAGCGGGGGCGCAGTGCTTCGGAACGGATTCGTTCAAAACGTGCACTGATGCGCAGGGCAATAGCTATACGGTGCAGAAATTTGGTAACCAGACTATCGTGAACGGGCAAAACCCGCGCACCGGCAGCACATGGAACCAAAGCTCTCAGACCTTTGGAAACCAGACCTTCACACAGGGGCAGGCGTCGAATGGCAATTCCTGGAACATGACGCAGCAGCGGCTCGGGAACGGCACATATACCTACGGCACAGATAGCCGGGGCAACAGCTTCAACGATTTTGAGTTAGACCAGCGCGGACCGCGTAACTAGTCTTCTTTGGCGATGGCTCGGCCCATAGCGAGCCACGCCTCTTTCTCTTTTTCATCGAGAATGCGTGACCAGATGTCGATGACCTCTGCAGATCCCCGCATTTCACCCTTGCCATTCAAGAGCCACTGCAGGTTTACCCTGTAAAGGTCGCTGAACCGGATCGCCTTTTCGGCCTTCAGGGTGTTGCGTCCGTTCTCGTGGGCCTGAATGGCCGATACCGAATACCCTTCACCCAGCCGCTCTGCCACCTGCTCACGGGACAAACCTGCTGCCTTACGAGCCTCTTCGAGTCGGGCACCTATGTCTGCGTCTGAAGCCATGTGCCGCAAATACTCTTTTTAGTCATACGTAGCGTATTGACGAACATTCATACGCAGCGTATGCATATCATATGCCTAAACATATGATCCCCCCAAACGTAAAGAGCTTTCAGAAGCTTTGGCCGAGTTATTCGGACTTCGCGGCTGATGCTGGCGTTGAGTACGGGACCGCGCAACTTTGGCGGCACCGGAACTCTATCCCGACGGACTACTGGCCTGCCATCCTAAAGGGTGCCGAGAGGCGGGGTCTGGATGTGTCCATTGGGCTTCTGTTCCGACTGAAGGGAATAGAGCTGCCAAAAGAGCAGGGGGCCGCCTAATGCCTCTCAGCCGCTCGCCTCATCTCGACAACGTTATGTCCTTGACTGGCTTCGAACTGAGCCCACGCTTTCATCATGCCTTCATGACAGGCCCAGAAGATGTGCGGGGGCAGGGCGTACTCAGCAATGATCTGCTCGGACCCGTCCGGCATTCGTCGCCAGACAGTCGCATCGAACATCTGAAGGGTTGCGTTCCAGTTGTACTTGGCGACGTCCTTCATCACTTGCTGAAGCTTTGGCATAAATCCTCCCAACTGGCGTTCCCTGTCTGTTCCGTCTTAGGACTCAATTCCTATTTTGGCAATGGGAACTTTCGTGCATCCCCCGATGCGGCTCTCAATGGTTACGCAAAGTTTAACGTCACACAACTGAAACATACCCCCGGTACGCGAATTAATCGCGTCCTGACACGCACTCTCAATTCCGCCCGTCAATACGGGTTTTCCCTTATGGGGAGAGCGGGCTGATGGCTGACTGGGATCGTATTCTTTCGTCGGCTCCCCTGAACCGAACGGCGGCAGTCGTGACGGGCGGGAGCGATGAGCCCGCAGGCTTTCGTAAGGAGATTGTGGACCCGTATTTGCAGGATGGCCCGCACCCAACGCGCAAACCGCAGGCTCATCCAGAGTTTCGCGACCTGACGGGCAAAAGGTTTGGGCGGTTCGCCGTTCTCGGCCTCTCAAACATGAAGTCGACCGCTTCGGGCGGCTCCATGTGGTCGGTGCGCTGTGACTGCTCACGATACACGCTCAGGCGTATTCGGTCCCTTGAAAATGGCGGTGCGCAAATGTGCGCCGAATGCGACCATGCCGAGCGGGTCAAGCGCGGAGAAGGCCTCATTAATCTTGCAGATCGGGGGGATGAGCCATGCTGATCGGCCTCGCCCGCCTCGCGCTCCCCTCTGAGCAGCTACGCCGCCAGCTGCGGTATCAGGGCCTCCTGATCTTCTCTGTGGCTGTGTCCGTCATGATTACTGCGGGCCTGATCATCTGGCCGTTGCTCCGGTTCTGGGGGCGTGCGTGATGGGCATTATCTGCCGCTTGGTCGGGCACAAGATGATCGCAACGACTTGGGTTGTCGAGGATCTGGATTCGAACGATTTCGTCTGCACGGTTCGTATGGTCTGCCCGCGTTGCTTGCACAGCATCTCGGAGGAGGTGGGCCGCGTCCACCGAATGGATGTTAGTCCGCGCCTCTGGTGGAACTCAATGACTGAGCGCGTGACCAAAGCTCTCGAAACGGCGGGGCGCTGACATGGCAGTTTATGTTGACGATATGCACACAACTCGCATGGGCCAGCTTGGCCGCATGAAGATGTGCCACATGATTGCAGATACAACCGAAGAACTTGTCGCAATGGCTGACAGGATCGGTGTGCAACGCAAATGGCTTCAATACCCCGGCACGCCCCGTGAGCATTTCGACATCGCGATGAGTAAGCGAGCGCTGGCTGTTGAGGCGGGCGCTATCGAAATCACCATGCGCGAGTTGGCCAAGAAGACGCGGGCTCGCAGCCGGGCTTGGCTCGCTGAGCGGGCGGGGCGCTGACATGGCTGGGGGGACAGATCATCCTTGGACCTGCCCAGAGTGCACGCGCGTCGTGGAATACTACGAGTGCGGCAAGCGTCGTGACCCGCGTTCTACCAGGTTCCGCTCTGTGTGTGGGGATTGCTTTGATCGGATCACGAAAGGCGCCAGCCGTTCTGGTGGGCCTTATCGCGGTGAAGTCGGTTCAAAGGGTGGTGGCGCCAGCTGGGACGCTGCGGAGCAGATGAAGACCAAGGCGGGCCGTTTGCGTGTCCAGTGCCTCGACATGATCGCCCAGCATGGCCCTCAAGGCGCTGACCGTCTCGCGTTCCTGATGGACGAGCACACAGATGACATCTCGCCACGCCTTTCGGAGCTTGTGACCCAATACGGCCTGCTCGTCAAAGGCCCGAAAACAGCCATCACAGACAGGGGCGGCAAAGCCCACGTCTACCAGCTGGCAATCACTCAACGAGAAGGGGCGGCGGCATGATGATTGGTTGGAAGCATTACCCAGACAAGAAGTGGTTGGCAGAGCGCCTCGCAAAAAAAGCGGCGTGGATAAAGCACTACGAAGCCAAGGGCTGCAATCCCGCGAAGGCGCGCAACGTGGTGGAGCGAAATCGAAAATGGCGGACGTGGCCCCCGGCAATCACTCAACAACAAGGAGAAGCGGCGTGAGCGATGCGATTGATATTGAGGCAATTCGGCCACCCCTCCGCTTGGCGTTGGCTGCCGCATGCAAGGATGCCCAAAAGCATGGAGTGGGTGACGGCATGTCCGTGATGGCCGCCCTCATATACGAGCTTTGCGCGGTCTTCGCAGAGGTGGTTGGGGATGTTCCTCAAGAAGAGTGGGAGGCTGCCTTCCTGACCGCGCTTAGGGCCGTCGAGGGCATGGAAACGGTGAGGGTTCAATGACCCGCTGCACCCGCCCCAACTGCCCCCACACAGCAGAGCCTTCCAAGACCATCACCGGCCAGCCTCTGTGCCATCGTCACATGATGGATGACCGCTGGGCCGCCCGCTCTGGATCTCAACGCTACGCACGCAATGCGCAGATGCCAGCCACATTCAAAAATCATAAGGGGGTATATTGCTGATGAAAAAGCTCGCAATGCTTATTCGCTGGGAGTTCATCCGTTACGGCTATCTTACGATGGTCCATGTCGAGGACATTGCCAAATATGTTGGCTGTTCAGAGGCGACCGTGCTTCGGATTACCCGCGATTTCAAACTGCGTCGACCTGGAGGAAAGCGCGTCCGCAAGAAGCGCCGCGTCACGTTCAATCATACCACAGGCCCGCGCGTTAAGTCCATCGGCAACCGGGAATCTCGCCAGCGTGGAGCCATTGCTTCGGCCATGGCGCAGAGAGAGACGGCCCCGATCACGCTGGCTGGCCCTCATTGGTCTGTCCCCCTTCGTGAAGGCGTCCGCCATTCAAGCAACCTACGCCTCCCATCCAATCCAAAGCGCGCCCTCGCTGACATGCAGGCGGAGCTGGGAAGGGGGCGGGGATGAGTCAAGCCCGCTTCGCAATGGTGCCTGTTGACGCGATCACAGATGACGCCCTGACAGCAACCCAGCTCCGGGTTTTGCTGGTCATCGGGTCATATCTGTCACGCGACAATAGCGCTTTTCCCAAGCAGAAAACCATTGCTGATACCCTCGGAATTGCCCGCGAAACGGTGAACCGGTCCGTCAAGGTGCTTGTAGAGCGCAGATACATCGCAGTCACCCACAGAAAACGAGATGATGGGGGTCAGCGTGAAAATTTATACCATGTGTTGTTAGACCCCTGTGATCCTAGCGTCACAGCCCCTGTGACACAAGAGGATCACACCCCCTGTGATGATACGGGATCACACCCAAGACCACCCCACAGTGCCACCTCATCTTCTGAAGAAGATGAGTTACCCCTGAGCACCCCCGAACAGCCAAAACGCAAAGCTGCCCCAAGAGGCGCTGCGCGCAAGTGTCAGATTCCAGCCAGCTGGGCACCTGACCCGACAAGCTACGCCTACGGCTCAAAGCGAGGCCTTACCCCCGAGGAGATGAACCATGAAGCAGATCAATTCCGAAATGATGCCGTCGCTAAGCAAAAGCGGTTCATCGACTGGCACGCAGCCTTCAGAACCTGGCTTGGCAACTCAGCCAAATGGAAAGCCGAACGCGCAGCCCGGAGCAATAATCGCCCGAACACCGCAGGACAACCTCGCCGCGGCGGTCTCGTCGCTGCAGGCCTGCGGGATATCAGTGAGTCACGAGGTTACGGGGAGTCGGTTTCCGAAGAACGGGGGCTGGGAGCCGGTTATGTCATTGACCGTGAGGCTAGCTGACCAGATCGACGCAGACCGTGCGCGGTCGGTCCTTGGTGGCCTGTCTGGCCCTGCCAAGCGCGAACAGATCGTTGAGTGGCTGACCATCTGCGCGATCAAGACGGCACACGCGAAGGACGACGATATGTCCAGCGAGTTGAAGCTGAAGGTCTTCACCAGCGAGCTTCTCCAGTTTCCGGGCGATATCGTCCGCCACGTGTTGGCGAAGTGGCCGAGCAAAAGCAAGTGGTTCCCGACTTGGAAGGAACTGGAAGACGAGATCACACAGCTTGCAGGCATACGCCCACAAATCATCCAACGGGTGCAGGAGCGCCTAAACCAACAGGGGGACTAAACCATGACCATTCTATCCACACCGATCACGAGAGCCTGCGAGTTTGCTGGCGTACCGCTGGAGGTCATCATGAACCCGTGCAAGCGCCCTGCTCAGGTGCGTCTGCGCTGGGCCTTCTGGTATCACCTCGTAATCGTCGAGGGCTGGAGCCTTCCCCGCGCCGCCCGCCGTGTGAACTTCGATCATACCACCGTGCTCTACGGGCTTCGCCGGTACGCGGCTGATGAGTTCGGCACTGACGTGAAGTTCACCCTCGCACAGATCCGTGAAGCCGTTCGTGAAATGGAGGAAGCCGCATGACCCACTGGTATGCCTTCAGTTGCCGCGCAGACCGCACAGAAGCGGCTGCAAACCGTCTTGGCGATTACATGGACTGTGACGCCTTCGCTGTGTGTCGCACGCTTCGCAAGCGGCCTCCCCGCAAGCCAGCCCGGACTGTGACCGAGTGCGTGTTGAAGTCCTACATCTTCGCAGGCTTTGACCGCTCGCCTAACTTCCTGGCTATCGAGCACATGCCCGGCCCACGGATCTACCCGATCAGCTTTGCCGGAGCCATCAAGCCGCTCAATGGCATGGCGGACCTGAAATGGATCACGGGCGATTTGCCGAAACCCCTGCACCGCCACTATAACATTCCCCGCTTGAGAGGCCAGCACGTATGGACCGCGGGCGACCATGTTGAGGTGGAAAGCATTGGTCAGGTCGAGGTTGAATCTGTTGACGGCAATCAGCTCAAGCTGGCCTTGCGGTTGCTGGGCCGTCCGGTGATAATGCGGGCAGAGGATGCGCAGTTGGCTTTGAGGCGCGTCGCATAATGGCAAACACCATTCCCATAGAAGAACTGAATGAGCACGTTCGGTATTGCTCCGAAACAGGTAGGTTTTGGTGGAAGCCTCGGGACCGAAAGTGGTTTAACAACGATGTGACTTGGAGGATGTGGAATACGCGGTTTGCGGAAACCCCTGCTTTTGAAACGCCAAATACGCGAGGATATCATTACGCTCGCGTCAATGGCGTCCACTTGAAGGCACATCGCGTAGCATGGGCACTCGTTCATGGAGTTTGGCCAAGCGAGCAAATCGACCACGTGGACGGCGACAAGTCCAATAATCGCATTTCGAATTTGCGGGTTGTTCCATTCGTGGTGAATATGAAAAACCTACCCCGATCTACGGCTAACAAGAGCGGGGTGACTGGAGTTTCCTGGAGCAGGTATCACAAGAAGTGGTGCGCGCAGATTGGTGTAAACAACAGAACGCGGCTTATTGGCAGGTTTAGGAATTTTTCGGATGCCGTCCGCGCACGCAAGAAGGCTGAGAAAAGATACGGTTTCCACGAAAACCATGGGCGTTGACAACTGCCCCCAAATCACCTGATAAGGGAAACCAGACACCGAGGACGTGCTAGATGCTTCGCCCGGTGCGTGGGGCTGGAACACCGCGAGCGCGATCACCAGACCCTTAGTGCGAAGCCTTCCCGAAATTCAGAGCAAGCAGCGGTCGTGTAGTCCCCCAAACCATCCAGCCGTTGCAAGCGAGCCCCGTGTTTCCTGATTGGAGGCGCGGGGCTTTCCATTAGGTAGAGGCGTCCCCCTGATGTCTCTCCATCACCTCTGAGCCTGCGACATCCCTGGTTGTCCTTCTCCTAACGTCGCAGGCTCTTTTTCCACAGGTGTTTTATGCGCAAACCTCTTCACTCATTGCCGCGCCGGAATTTGAACGCGCTTGCTCCGCCGGAGAACGTCTTTGCGCGCAAGGATATCGGCGCAGCAATCGACATGAATCGCCCGAAGATAGAGAACGCAGATGGCTCCTTCTCGACGGAGGAAACGATTACGATCCCCCGTGGTAATCGGTGGTACAACGTTCCAACAATTGTAAACGGTCAGCGTCTCAGTCCTGCGGATGTCGAGTACTGGTTTTCACAGGGTGATCCGAACATCCCGCACGTTGGTGAGTTCGGGACATTGGACGAGGCCGTTACTGCGGCTCGAATGCGCACTGATCAGATTGGGAACGTGAGGACCACGGGACCTCACACGCAGGTTTTCGAGGGTGGTGCGCGCCCGGCGCCTCCACCAAATGGTGGGCTGAATGCTTTGTCGGGCCTGTCACCATTCAAGAAATAGATTCCCCATTGGCGAGTACGGCTGACGCAACGGTCAAATATCGAAGCGGTTTGCATAGGCGGCGTTGTAAGGCCGTGCTCCCCAATGTGGAAACGAAAGGAAAGTGCAATGGCAATCACGCACGCCAAGAACCTTCATGGTGAGCCTGATGATGACATCCGGCATTGGGCGAGGGTTTGCCTGCTGGAGGAGGAGTTGGCCCAGCATCAACCGGTAGACTACGAAACCATCTACGATGTGCTGGCCGAAACGCTTCGGGAATTGAGGCTTGCAGTTGACCGATTGGATGACCTGCAGGGTGGACGAAAGTGAAGGACACGAGCATGAAATACGAAGTCAAAGGCCTGACCAGCTACGGCGTTTACGATGGCGACCGCTTGCTTGGCAGCTATGAGAGCGAAACCACGGCACAGTGTGTCGCTGAGGCGCTGAATGAAGAGGCGGAGCGTGCGGATGGCGCTGTGAAGACCGCCTATCGGCGCGGTGTGGATGCAGCACGCACGATCAAACCGGTTACGTCGGGCACGAATGGCGGCGTTTGTGGGCCTGACGGCCTGCGTTCTCACCCGAGTACGTATTCAATGGCTACGCCTTATCCCGGCGAGGACTCCACCTCCAACGGCCACGACAAGGAGACAACCTAATGGCTATCCTATCCCCCGAGGCGAAGAAGAACGCCAAGCCCTTCATCAATGGCCTCTGGACCGCCCTTGTGGTCATGGTCTGCATTGCGCTGGCCTCCAAGTACATCCTGAGCGGTTATCCCCCGCTGATCGCCTTCCTTGAGCCGTTCGCTGAATTGACCATTGTGCTTGGCGTTATCGGCATTGGCCTCATCGTCGCTGACCGGAACCCGCTGGTTAAGTGATGCTGGCCATTGCCTCCGTTGCTGCGTTGGCTCTTGGTCTCATCATAGCCTTTGACCAGTACCGACAGCGCACGTGTGACCACGACATGTTTGAGCTGCACGGCGATGCCAGATCAGCCATGATGACTCGGTATGTTTGCAAGAAGTGTGGAAAGCGCGCCTGATGCCTCCCCCCGAGATCATCTTCTACCTCCTGATAACCGCCATCATCGTTGGCGGCATCATCTGGTTGATGAAGGGCATACTCGGTGACTAGCCTCATCCCTTACGTAGCCGCCGCCCTCTTTGCCTGCGCTATCGTATCTCAGCTATGCTGGCTCGCAACCGAATGACCGATCGCAAATACACTTACCGCTCTATCGCCCTGACACTCACGGCGCTGGGGCTTTTTGCTTTGTGGGGTTTTCTCGCAACCTGAGTTTGCAATCCCCGCCGGGTGGATACCCAATCCCGGTAACCAAAAGTAGCAATGTATCGACAATCGATCTTGGACGCCGCGAAAGTGGCGGGAAGGATGAAATGAGTAATACGGGCCGCCCGCCGCTATACGATGATCCTCTCGTCATGGAGGCTAAGATAGATCAGTACTTCGATGATCTTGAAAAGGGTAAGCCGCCAACTGTTGCTGGCCTTTGCTATTTTCTTGGGTTCTCTGATCGCGGCGCACTCTCTGAGTACGAAAAGCGAGAGGGCTTTTCCCGCACGGTAAAAAGTGCGCGTCTCAGGATTGAGGTAGACCGCTCTGAAAGACTGATATCTAGCGGCACGCCAACGGCTGGTATCATTTTCGATCTGACCAACAATCACAACTGGAAGAATCCTCAGCACATGAAAATGAGCCAGGATGAGGATGGAGGGCCACAAGAAGTTATTGTCTCGGCGACTGATCGCTTGAAGGCTCTTTTGGAAAAGAGTGCCCAGCCCAGCTGAGGATCTGGCTGCTCTGCCGCAAGCGGAGCGTGATGCATTCGTGGCGAGCCTTTCTGAAGAGGAGGCGGTTGCGCTTCTGAATGATTGGCGTGGCTTTCTAGCTCGCCCAGAGCAGCTTGCGCCTGATGGTGATTGGGATATTTGGATCATCCTTGCTGGGCGCGGGTTTGGGAAAACCAGATCGGGCGCTGAGTGGGTCAAGGAGGAAGTGGACAAGGGCGCTAAGAGATTTGCATTGATCGGGGAAACGCAGCGCGACCTCGAGCAAGTCATGATTGAGGGTGACAGCGGGCTGCTGAGCACGTGCCCCGATGGCTTCATCACCCGCTACGTCAAAAAGCCCGTTCAGATCGAGTTTCACAATGGCGCTGTAGCGTTGGGGTATAACGGAACCGAGCCTAATCAGCTTCGAGGCCCGCAGTTTGACAGGGCGTGGTCAGATGAGTTGGCCAAATGGCGTTACGCCCGCGAAACATGGGATCAGCTTCAGTTCGGCTTACGTCTCGGCGATCATCCTCGTCAATTGGTTACAACCACGCCCCGCCCAATCGAGTTGGTCAAGGCAATCCTTGCGGGTCATGAGGGGCGGGTCTCGATCACTCGTGGTCGCACAACAGACAACCGCGCCAACCTCGCGGGCAGTTTCATTCAGAAGATCGAGCAGCGCTATGGTGGCACGCGTCTTGGTCGGCAGGAGCTTGAGGGGCAGGTGCTTGGCGATATGCCTGGCGCGCTCTGGCGTCAGGAAGATATTGATACGTACCGGGTGGACAAGGCCCCGGAACTGGATCGCATCGTGGTTGCTGTTGATCCGGCGGTCACGAATACAGAGGAAAGCGACGAGCACGGCATCGTGGTTGCTGGCCTGAGTGGTGATGAGGCTTTTGTGCTGGAGGATGCCAGCCAGAAGGGAACGCCCCTCAGTTGGGCCCGGCGCGCCATAAGCCTCTACGATAAGTATGCCGCAGACGGCATCGTGGTCGAGGTAAACCAGGGCGGGGACATGGTGGCGCATACGTTGCGTTCCGTCCGCGACACAATTCGGATCATTGAGGTGCGCGCTTCACGAGGAAAGCACGTTCGGGCTGAGCCGATTGCTGCGCTCTACGAGCAGGGCCGGGTTCACCATGTGGGTTCGTTCCCTGAGCTTGAGACACAGATGACCATGACAACCTCAGCCGGATATGAGGGTGAGGATTCGCCCGACCGTCTGGATGCTGCGGTCTGGGCTATGACGACGCTTTACCCTGATCTGATCGTTACGCCGATCCAGGAGGATTTGATGTCCACATTGTATGGAAAAGGATCGCGCCGACCGGCGGGATATTTGGGTAATTGAAGACTGATACTTTCCTGAAAGAAGTGCGCGAACGATACGATCTCGGCTGGTCTGCCGATATTCGCAATCGTGAAGCCATGGAAAGCGACCTGCGCATGGTTGCTGGTGACCAGTGGCCTGAAGACGTGCGTCTTGAGCGTGAGGGCGCAACCCAGCCCCGTCCCTGCATCACTGAGAACCTGTTGCCCCAGTTTGTGCGGCAGGTAGGCAATGACATGCGGGCCAATCCTCCGGCTGTGAAGGTCATTGCGGGCTCTGGTGGCGCGTCCAAGCCGGTTGCAGACATCCTGACGGGCATGGTGCGCAATATCGAAGCGCGCTCAGCCACGTTGCGGCCTTACGTGACAGCGGGCGTGTCAGCGGCCCGTTGCGGCATTGGGCATTGGCGTGTGCTGACGGATTACACTGGGCCAACAAGCTTCGAGCAGGAACTGAAGATCGAGCCGATTCACAACCCGTTTGCGGTTGTCTGGGATCCGTGCGCTGTGGCGGCAACCCGTGAGGATGCCAACTGGTGCTTTGTCATCGAAGAGATGAGTGAAGACGAGTTTGAGGCGCAGTACCCGAAGGCTAAGCCGGTTTCGTTTGACGGCAAGGACAATGAGGCGTGGTTCAGTGCGTGGCTGAATGGCTCACGCAAGACGATCCGGGTGGCTGAGTACTGGCGCAAGGTGCGTGAGCCCGCCAAGGTCTGCCTGATGATGGATGGCTCATCTGTCTGGAAGGATGAGTTGCCGAAGGAAATGCACGGCCTGATCGTGCGCGAAAGGGAGAGCGACCGTGTCCGTGTTGAGGTCACCAAGACCAACGGTTTTGAAGTCCTGGAGGAAACGCAGGCTTGGCCGGGCAGGCATATCCCTATCGTCCCGGTCGTGGGCGAGGAATACAGCGTGGGCGAACAGCGGGTGCGTCATTCGGTAATCCGGTTCGCCAAGGATTCCCAGCAGCTCTACAATTACTGGCTGTCTACGCAGACCGAGCATCTGGCCCTTCAGCCGAAAGCGCCATACATCGCCACGGCCAAGCAGGTCGCCAAGTATGCGGACATCTGGAAGACGGCGAACACCGACAATCACAGCGTCCTGATCTATGATGCGGATTCAGAAGCGCCTAACAGCCGCCCACAGCGCGAAATGCCGCCACAGGGCTCCATTGCGTTCACAGAGCAGGTTCGGCGCGCTGCTGACAGCCTGAAGGCCACGACCGGCATTTACGAGGCAAGTCTTGGTGAGCAGGGCAATGAGAAATCCGGCAAGGCAATCATGGCCCGCCAGCGTGAGGGTGATGTTGGTACGTTCGAGTTCCGCGACAATCTGAATGCCTCGGTCGAGCATACGGGCCGCATCCTGATCAACCTTATCCCGATCATCTATGACACGCACCGCATTGAGCGGATACTTGGCGAGGATGGCGAGGAAGATTTCGCCGAGCTGAACAAGCCTGTGCTGGATCAGTATGGCCAGCCGGTCATGAATCCGCAAACAGGTCAGCCGGAATTGGAAAACAACCTCGCTGCTGGTGAGTATGGCGTGTTCGTACGCTCTGGCCCGTCCTTCACGACGCGCCGCCAGGAAGCCGCAGAGAGCATGATGCAGTTCGTACAGACCGCGCCGCAGTCGGCTCAGATGGTTCTGGACCTGATTGCGAAGAATATGGATTGGCCCGGCGCGGATGAGTTCGCCGAGCGGTTCAAGAAGATGTTGCCTCCGAACCTTCAGCCGGAAACGGACGATCCGGAGGAACAGGCCCAGCGTCAGGCCGCCGCACAACAAGCCGCAGAAGCGGAACAAGTGCAGAAGCGTGGCGTGATGGCCGAAATAGCAGAGAAGGAAGCGAATGCCGCCGAGTCGCAGGCAGACGCTCAGAAAGCTGCTGCTGAAGCTGCTCAGACCCAGATGGAGACAATGCTCCAATCCGGTCAGATGCAGCAATTCGTGCAGGCCGCCGTTGAAAGCCAAGTGAGGCAGATACTGGCAGCGATGCAACCCCAGCCGCCCCAGCCGGCACCTATGCCAATGGGGCAATTTTAAAAAACAAGGAGGCTATTTCTGTGCCAGATCAGGAAGCCATCGAGGTAGCGCAGGCTGACCTCGCGGATGTGAGCCAATCATACGGTGATCCGTCCGAAAGTGCGACCTCAGACGTTGAGATTGTCGAGGAAAACACTGAACAGCAGCAGGAGCCCGAAGAGGCCGCGACTGAAGAGGTTGTGGACGGCGAGGGTGAGAGAGAAACGGAGACCAAGTCGCAGCGGCGTCGTCGCCTGCGGCGGGAACGGGAAGAAAAGCGTGAAGCGGATATACGCCGCCTGACGCAGGAGAACGAACGTTTGCGGGAGCGATCCGGCAAGCTGAGGGCTCCAAGACGGGAAGAGTTCTACGACGAGCCCAGCTACACAGCGGCCCTTGCGGCCTACAATGTACGCGCACAGGACGCCGAGGAAGCCGCAGAGCGGCTGACAGGCGAGTTCACAGGGCTTGAGCGGGCAGACCAGAACAGCTTTCAGGAAACCTTGGGTGATTTCGTGTCTGAGGGCGCGGAAAAGTACAAGGATTTCGCGGAAAAGCTGGAGCGCAAGCCCGAGGATGGAGGCCCGAACATTTCGGCTATCATGGCGGAAGCGATGATGGAAACCGATAGCGGGATTGACGTTGCCTATCATCTGGCAACCCACCCAGCCGAAGCGAACAAGATTGCGAAGATGCCGCCGGTTGCGCAGGCAAGAGCCATCTGGGAGCTGGAAGCCAAGGTATCGAAGCCGAAAGAGCCGCCTGTGTCGAAAGCCCCTCCGCCGGTCAAGCCGGTCCGGGGTGGCGCAGCCAGCAACACCAAACCCGTCTCCGAAATGAGCATGTCCGAATACGCCAGTTTTCGTCAGCGCCAGATGCGCGGCGAGGCGTAGCGGACTCCATCTGATCCAGGAGCAAGAAAATGGCTAACGCCCTAATCACCCCGAGCATCATTGCCAAGGAAGCCCTTGTGCAGCTCGAAAACAACCTCGGCATGGCGAACAACGTCCACCGGGAGTACAAGAAAGAGTTCGTGAAGGTCGGCGACACGGTGTCTATCCGCAAGCCGGTCAAGTTCTATGCCGCAGACGGCAAGACCCGCGTCAACCAAGACGTTGAAGAAGCGAACACGTCGATCACCGTGGACAAGCAAAAGCACGTCTCATGGAAGTTCAGCTCGAAAGACCTGACCTTGACGGTGGAAGACTATTCCGAGCGCTACATCAAGCCCGCCATGATTGCGCTGGCCAACACAATCGACCGTAGCGGCCACAACCAGTACACCAATGTCTGGAACCTTGTTGGTACGCCGGGGACGACTCCGGCCAACTTCGCTGCGATGGCTGCTGCTGCCCAGCGTATGGATGAAATGGCTGTGTCTACGGACATGCGTCGCGCCATGCTGAACCCAGCCGCTGGCTATGCTATCGCAGGTTCGGCCACGGCCCTCTATATGAACAGCGTGAACCAGCAGGCATATCGCAAGGGCTCCATCGGTGAAATCGCCGGTCTGGAAACCTTCCGTAGCCAAAACGTGGTATCCCACACTGTGGGCGCTTATGGCGGCACACCGCTGGTCAATGGTGCTTCCCAGAACGTCACTTATGCGGCGTCCAAGAGCACGAACAGCCAGAGCCTTGTGACGGACGGCTGGACGGCAGGCACGACCGGCATCCTGAAGGCGGGCGACGTGATCACGATTGCGGGCGTCTACGCCATGAACCCGGTTCCGGGCGAAGGCACGACGGGCAAGATCCAGATGCCTTACCTGCAGGAGTTCACTGTGCTGGCGGATGCTGACTCCGGTGCGACGACCGGCCCGGCTACGCTGACGATCAGCCCGGCAATCATCACGTCTGGCCCTTACCAGACCGTGAGTGCTGCGCCTGCGGACAATGCTGCCATCACGGTGAAGACCGGCACGGCATCTACGGCCTATCCGCAGAACCTGGCATTCCACAAGAACGCCTTTGCGCTCGTGACCTGCCCCCTGGAACTTCCGGACGGTGTCGAGTTCAAGGCGCGTGAGACCCACAAGGGCCTCTCTGTGCGTGTCGTGAAGCAGTACTCGATTGATGCGGATGACGATATTATCCGCCTCGACGTCCTGTACGGCTGGAAGTCGATCTATCCTGACCTTGCTGTCCGGATTACCGGCTAATGGCTGAAGACCGCATCATTCGCCGCTGGGGCTATCATGCCAAGCAAGAGGCGAAGATCTTCGAACTGAAGGAGGGCGAAAGCCTTCCTTCAGGTTGGTTCGATTCTCCGGCCCGCGTTGAGGTGGTGAAACCAAAGCGCAAGCCGAAGGCTGAAGAGGCAGAGGACAAATCCGAAGCCGAAGCCGAAGAAGACCTGACGGAAGAAGACGAAGATGACGAAGACAGTCAGTGACTGTTGTGACCGGGCGCTCCAGCGTCTGGCAATACTCGTGGGCGGAGAGAGTGCAGACACGGCTGATGCCGAGATTGCGCGCTCCGCCTTTGAGGGCCTTGTGAATGGGTGGCTGGCAGATGGTTTGTCAGTCACCAATTCCGCTGGCACGGCCGTGGTGTTGGCCGATTATGCGCTTGCTGATGCATTCCCGATTTCCGAAGTTCACTTCGAGGGCGTCGCTGCCATGCTGGCGGTGACCATTTCCGATGATTTTGAAGTTCCTCCCAAGCCGCTCGTGCTGAAGGACGCCTCACGGGGCGAGCAGCGCATTTATGCCGCGTTCATGCCGTCTATGGTGACGAAAGTGGACCGTATGCTCAACCGGCTGGATAACAGCCTGCTCTGGCCGTCGCAGGACTGACATGCCTCGCGCAAATCTAGCCTTTGAACACTGGGAGCGCGAGCAGGCCGGTGAGCCTGAAAAGATTCTCATCAACATGTATGGTGAGGTCGATCGTTCCAACCCGAAGCGGGACAAGCGGCTCGTGACCACGCCCGGCACATTGGACGCTGACACAGGCAATGTCGTGCTAGGCAATATCCGCGCGCTGGCGCAGGCTGATGCGTTCGCAGATGGCAAATTGCTGATCCTTGACGGCACGACGCTGCGCACACGCACGGCAGGCGGCACATGGGGCACAATCACCGGCACTGTGAGCGGCACTGACCGGGCTGACACGGCGATCAGCGAGACCGAGCTCGGCATCCTGAGCGGGGGCGACATTTACGTCTCTGACGGCTCTACGATTGCGGCTGTGACAGACCCGGATTTCCCAATCACGATCACCAGTCTTGCCGTGATGAGCCAGCGCCTGCTGTTCAGTTCCTCTGATGGCCAGTTCTGGTTTTCCAGCGTGTTGGCTTTTGATGATATTACGGGCCTCAACTTCTACACGGCAGAAGGTGCGCCGGATGGGCTGATTGCTGTGCGTGTCTGGGCAGAACTGGCCCTGATGTTCGGCACCAAGACGCTTGAGATGTGGTATTCCGAACCCTCCAACGCGAATGACCCGTTTTCGAGGGCATCCAGCGTTGTTCCGGTCGGCTGCAAGGCGCGTGATACGATAGCGATCTGTTCCAAAGGGCCAATCTGGGTGGATCCAGAGGATAATGTGGTGGCACTGGCCGGGGCAGATGCGCCAACCGTGTCTCCACCGTGGGTGAGCCGCCTGATCGCAGCAGAGGATGCCGATGACCTGATTGCGAGCACTTACAAGGCTGAGGGACAAGAGTTCTACGTCCTGAACGGGGCCAATTTCTGCGCTGTGATGAACCTGAATGATGGCGCATGGCACAAGCGCAAGACGAATGGCTCTGACACATGGGCATGGGTGCGCATCCTGACAGCAGGCAGCAAGCACTATGTCTCCAAGCGCACAGGTAGCGCGTTCATGGAACTCAGCCGGGAATACCCGACCGATGAACAGGCCGCTGCAGAGACGATGGGCACAGACATTATTCGTGAATGGACTGCGCATATCCCGCATGAAGGCGGACGGCCTTCCTTGGGCACGGTCCTGCTCGAAAGCACAAAAGGCGTGGCGCGGGCGGCCGGGGATGGCTCTGCGCCGGTTTGCCAGATGCGGATTTCGACGGACAATGGCAATGCCTGGACGAGCTACAGGGACCGCGCAACAGGCGCAACGGGTGTCTATGACCAGCGCACGGTCTGGCATCGCTGCGGGCGGGGCAAGCGGCCTCAGTCAATCTTTCAGTTCAAGCATTCAGAACCGGTGAAGATGGCCGTCACAGGCGTCGTCTGGGGTGAAACCACCTAATGGCGATTACGCCCGGAGACGACATCGAGACCAAGACCGGCGAACCGCTGCCACGCGGTAACTGGCTGGACCGGACAGGCAATATCACCCGTGCGGTGATGAACTACTTCAACGGCAAGGATCGGCTGGCGGGTGAGATTGTCAGCGGCGTGAACCGGAACCGGGCGAACATTGTCCAGCTTGAAACGGATTATCAGGCGGCTGATGGCGCTGTGTCGAGCGCCTATATCGCAGCAGATGCGGTTGTGGCATCCGATGCAAGCGGCGCTCGTGCCACGCTGGAAACCACTCTACGGGCAGAGTATCAGGCCGCTGATAGTGCGATTGAAGGCGATGTGGCAACGAACGCCGCAGCGATCACGACCGAAGCCACAGCTCGCGCCAGTGCAGATAGTGCGTTGGCGTCTGACATATCGGCCCTGACCGCCACGGTTGGCGTTAACACGGCGGCTATTTCGACCGAAGCCACGGCCCGCGCAGACGGTGACAGCGCCGAAGCCACGGCCCGCCAGACGCTCGAAGCCTATGTGAGTAACGTCAATGCAAACCTGCTACCGAATGGCGGGTTTGAGCTGGGCGAAGATGACTGGACGCTGACCAGTAGCGCTATCGGCAACGATACAAACGGCACTTATCTTACGGGGACTTCGGTTGCAGGCGGCACGGTTGTCGCAGCCTATAGCCCATGGTTTCCGGCTGGCGCGAGCCGGGCCTACAGTGTCGGATTGGACTATTTGCACACGCTGGCCACGGGGACATTCCGGGTTGATATTGAATGGTACAATGGCGCCAGCTTCCTGAGCCGGTCTGGCGTGCTGACCATGTTGACCGGCTCGGCATATGCTCGTGCCACGCTGGAAAACCAGACTTCCCCCGCAAACACGACGCGCGGACGCCTGCGCTTCTACTATGTCAGCTCCACCACTAATGACCGCTACCGTATCCGCAAGGTCAAGGTAGAGCAGGCCAGCGAGGCCACGAACTACACAGCGGAGGGGTCTTCGGTCTTTGCGGGCGCATCGGTGTCGGTGCTGAAGCAGGCGTTCATAGATTCGGCGGGTGACGCGATTGCGCAGTTTGTCGTCGAGGCATCGGCGGGTGGCGGCGATCCGGCCCGCATCGGCCTGCGCGACGGCTCTGGTGGGTCAAGCATTGCGCTTGTGGCTGAGCAGATATTTTTTGGCTCTGATACGGTATTTGAGGACACTTACAACACGCTCTACACCGAGGACGGGGGCGGCTATCGCCTGCGTATCCTTGGCCCGTTCCCGGCGTCTGGTGATCTGGTCATCTGGTACGGCGCAGACAGCGTGGCGCTCAATTCCGAAACCAAGACGAATGGTGTGTTCTGCCTTGCGACCGATGGGAAGGTGTATTTCGGATCAAACGATCTGAGCAATGAAGTGGGTGGGATGAGCCTCGCCATGACGGGCGGGTTCTATTCCGGCGCATCGGGGTCCGGTAAGACGACCGGGAACCTCAATTGCACGGCCACGAACACAACCGGCTCGGTCACTTATCTGTGGACCTGTAGCGATTCGGCTGTGTCGTTCACGGCCCCGACCAGCGCCACCACACAGGCCCAGCGCGACATTACGGGCGACGTCACGGCTGTTGCGCGCTGCCTCGTCACTGATTCCAGCGGCTCCAAAGAGGGCTCTGCGCAAGTCCGATGGACCGTAATCTAGCCATGAGAGGGACATGCGGCACTGGCGGGTAATCCCGCTGCTGCTCGTGTCAATTGCCATGCCCGAAACCGGTAAGCCACAGCAAAACGTGTTCGCCAAGGAGGCTGTTGAAAGCCTCAAGAGCTTCGGCATCACGCCTTTCCCGCGCGTCGTCATGGAAGGCAAGGATGGCCGCCTGAAGTCCAACGAGTATGCGCGCGCAGTCCGCTATGACAGCGACCGGGAAGAGTTGTGGATTTCCAAGGCCATCGCGGAAGTGAAGGACATCCGGGACATTATTGACCACGAAGTCAGCCACCTGGCAGCATGGCGCAAGCACGGGATCGAAATCAGCGAGCACGGGCCGGAATGGCTGAAAGTGTGCCGGGCGCACGCCAAGCATCCAGCCGGGGCTTGTGTGACGCGCCGATGATCGCCGTAGAGCCCCGCCGCGCTGAGGCCCTGAAGATCGGTTACGAGGCTACGGATTGGACCGAATGGCCCTCGTATGAGGCATACATAGCAGCCATGGCGGATTGGGATGTCCGCCTGATCGACAAGGACGGCGAAGCTATTGGGGCCGTCTATACCAGAGGGCCGGAGTTCCACATTTCTGTCCTGCCTGAGTGGCGCGGCAAATGGATGACCCGCCGCATCCTGAAAGAAATAATCCCGGACCCTGTAGCAGTCACGCAGGTGCAGGTCGGCCACGAAGACGTTTCGGACATGCTGAAGCGTCTCGGATTTGAAAAACGAAGCGAAACATATGTGAGGCAAAGCCATGGGAATTGATCCGGTCACAGCAATTATCGGCAGTTCCGTAATAGGCGGAATTGGTTCAGTTGTCGGGGCAAGCAAGGCCTCCAAAGCCGCCAAACAGGCCGCAGCGGCCCAATCTGATGCCGCACAGAAGCAAGTCGATCTCAGCCGAGAGATTTACTATGACCAGCGCGGCTTGCAGCAGCCCTACTATCAGGCGGGCCTGCAGGGCATGTATGGCGATAGCGGGCTGATGAACCTGCTCGGCCACACGACGCCCGGCGGCACCACGCAAGCCCCGGCAAATCAGAACGTGTTTGCATCAGGCTCCTATGGCGCAGGACAGGTCAGCCAGCCTCAGAGCGGGCCGGACTGGGGAGCCTACCTGCAAGCCAATCCAGACGTCGCAAAGTGGGCGACCGCCTCTGCCAGCCAGCCTCATTTCACCAAGGGTGCGGGCAGGGCGGCTGACTATAACGGCGATGGCACGCTAAGCCCCGAAGAGATGGCCCGGTATCACTACCAGCAATACGGACAGGGCGAGGGCCGGGAGGTTGTCGATTACCAGCCGCAGAACGTGTTCACCCAGCCTCAGACACAACAGCCTGTTGAGACACCCCAGAAGACCACTGTGACGGACCAGTCAGGCACGGATTCCGGGCTCGGATCGATGACAGAAACCCTGCGCCAGACGCCCGGCTATCAGTTCCTTCAGGATGAGGCCACCAAGAGCCTTGAGAACAGTTTCGCCAGCCGCGGCAAGCTGCTGAGCGGCGCGGCCATGTCAGCCCTTCAGGATCGTTCCATGGGCCTTGCTGACCAGACCTACCAGCAGAGCGTGAACAACAATTTCAATCTGGCGAACATCGGCATGGGGGCGGGTGCGCAGATCCAGAGCGCGGGCAATGTCTTCGCCAACAATGCCAACACCGCTTACGGCAATATGGGCACGGCAGCGGCCAACAGCGCCTATGGGCAGGCCAGCGCATGGAACTCCGGAATGCAGGGCGTCTATGACAGCGCAATGGGCGGTCTCGGCGCGTATGGTTCTTACAAAGGATGGGGCACATGATGAACGTGTTTTCACCAATGCAGGGCATGAACGCCTTTGCTCAGGGCGCGAATATCGGCGGGAACATTCGCCAGCAAGAGACGCAATCCAAACTTGCGCCCCTGGTTGCCAATGGCCAGTACCAGCAAGCCGCGCAAGTGGCCGGCGAGCGTGGCGATCTTGGCAGCGCAGAGCTTTATCGCACGCAGTATCAAGACCAGCTTTCCCAGATGGGAGAGCAGGAGAAGGTGGCCGCCGCAAAGCGCGCGGAAGACCTTGGACGGGTCGCTGTCGGCCTGAAGGGTGTTCCCTATGAACAGCGCCAAGCCATGCTCCAACAGCAACTCCCCATGCTGCAAGCAATGGGCATGGACCCGCAGCAGATACAGGGCTTTGACCCGAACGATCAGAATCTGGACGCGGTATTGGCGCAGGTCACGCCGTTGCAAGATTTGCTGAAGGGGCCGGAATACTTCGCGCCGGTCGAGACACAAAACGGCTTCACGCAGTTCAGCAAGGACGGCAGCGATCCGCGCCAGTTTGAAGGGATTGCGCCTGCGCAGGAGGCAACGAAGTATACCTTCGAGCAGATCGGGGAAGAAATCTACGCGATTGATCCGACTGACCCGGCCAACAAGATGCTGGTTGGCGCGGCTCCGAAGAAGACGCCGCTGGCCACGATCACCAACAACATGCCAAGCAACAAGACGCTTTCGCCCATTGAGCAGAAGATGGACGAACACTATGCCGATGTACTGGTTGACTGGAACACGGGCGGTCAGTCTGACTGGCAGAAGAACCAGCAGCAGATCAATAATATCGCGGACATCCTGGACAGCCCCGAAGGGGAAGACCTTACAGGATACCTTCTCGGCATTACCCCGAAATGGGTGCTTGAGGGCTTCAATCCCGAAGCGGTTGACGCACAGGAATTGGTTGAAGAGGTTGTCCAGCGCAACCTTCGCATTGTTCTGGGTGCGCAGTTCACCGAGAAAGAAGGCGAGCGCCTGATCCAGCGGGCCTATAACCGCAAGCTTCCAGCCTCCATGAATGCCGCGCGTGTTCGCAGGCTTTCCCAACTGCTCGAAGGCCGCGCACAACAGATGCAGTCCCTCAATGAGCATGTCCAGCAGAACCGCACGGCGGCCGGTTGGAATGGAACGCTTGTGTCTGTCGAACAGATGCTGGCCGACCTCGATCAGGTATCGGGTGGGGAGAACTCGCCCATAGAGCCGCCCCCTGAAGGTTTCGTCATCACAGAGTGATTAATCCACGGTCTCATACCCTTGGGGCGGAATGCCGGTAACGCCTTCAACGCGGTCCATGCGGTCGCGGAGGCTGTCCCGCTCTTGCCAGAGCAACCAGACATTAAGCGCCGTTCCAATCGCAATAATCAACGCAACAAAGCCAACAATTGATCGCGTTGAAACCTCGTTTTCGATCCGCTCCGCCCATGCGTGCGGGTCTTCAAGCCGGTTGGCCTTTTGGTTGGCCTTGATCTCTTCAACTTTCCCCATGGATGCCCTTTATGGCTGAACCCCAGATTGACGTGATGGACGAAGGCGGCGCTCAGTCCATCGGCGCGAAGTATGCCGTAAATCCCTCCACAGGCCAAGTCATGCGTAATGACGGGTCTGGATGGAGCAAGGTGAAATCTGCCAAGAATGCGCAGGGTGACATCCTGATCAATGAGGGCGGCTCCTGGATTCCGGTTCCGAAAGGCGGACAGGCACGCGAGCCGATGACCCGCAAGGATGTTGTGCCGCTCATGGCCCGCGAGGGTCTGGAGTGGGGAACCTCCGACGAAAGCGAAGGCGTTCGGCGCACGATGGGCCTGCCGAAATGGGCGGACAAGGCGATCAATGCGACCCCGATGGGCACATTCGCCAATATCGGCATGGGTGTGGGCGCAATCGGTGCTGAGGCTGCCGGTGCAAATATGCCGGATGCCTACACGCAAGGGCGTGATGAGGTGCGCGGCAATATCAATCAGGCCCGCGACGAATACCCGGTCACGTCAATGGTCTCGGAGATTGCAGGCGGGGTAGCTTATCCCGGCGGGGCCATGAAGGGTGGCGCACCCCTAGTCAAGCAAGTGCC